CTGACCTGGTTGAATCTGTCATCTGTAGCACATTCGCACCTGATAACCCGATTCGTCATGTAGCCATTAAATACTACTGTGAACGCAAATGCTCGCAAGATATTGCGTATGAGCTTTCACGACTGACCGGCATACATGTTGAATCTAGCAGGAAGCGAATCAGATGGTGTCGGGAATTGCTTGAGGCATCCGTATATCACTCGATAATGCGCGAACTGAATGGGATAAATCACAAAATTGCAGCTTAAATGCAAAAACATGCAAAAATAATTTGAAAACGAGACGAGCACCTGGTACATTTCTGGTATGCTCGTGACAAAAGTCGTTGAGCAACAGAATCTAAGCCCTGACAGCAATGTCGGGGCTTTTTTATTGGGTTTTCGTCATGGTGCGCGACTGTTTTTATCATCTAAAGACAAATGCAAACGATGATCTGATGTTGGCAGCGGCCTAAGAAACCAAACGCCACCGGGTATGTGTCTGACCCCGGCCACCAAATCGACCGCAGGGTTTCCCCGCCTGTGATTACCAAAACGGGGAGACACAACAGATAAGCAGCTTGACGATGCGGCAATTGATGCGCTGCTCGTGTTGTGAAACAGGCTGCTTTTCGTTGTGATGAATCACAGCACATAAAAATCCCCGGTCATGACGATGACGGTAGTTACCGCTTTTGCGTCGGGGTATCAATTTCAGAGGTCGCCATTGGCGGCCTTTTCCGTTTTTGCGCACGACGAATCCCATCCAACATTCCTCGTGATCCCTTGTCGTCGATGCGCATTTTCTTCAGCAGGCGTGCAGGCGGGTAAAAACAGGCGGGTTTCTCAGTTGACATTGAGAAGTTTAACCCGGCTCGCTCAGGTCACAATCTCAACAATTCCTAAAAGCGAGCCTCCACATTTCGGAGGCAGGTATGAAAATTATGGCAGACAAGGTAACGACCAGCGCGGCATATGCCACGTCCGGGGCGACTTTTCTCGCCGGTAGCTTGTCGCTAAACGAATGGCTTGCAGTAGGTGGCTTCATCCTCGCCGTAGCAACGTTCTGTGTGAATGTTTATTTCCAGCGTAAGCGAGACCGTCGGGAAGAGCGCCTGAGCAATGCAAGATGGAGAGTAAGCGATGAGTCAGATAATCCAGATACTCAGCTATGAAGAGGGGTATCGAGAGAAGCCATATGTGGACTCGGAAGGTTATCCGACGGTCGCGTGTGGCATCAAAATCGGGCCAAAGGGCGCCAGCCTGAGCAACTACACGTTTACTGTTCCCCGTAAGGTCGGTGATGTATGGCTGCAGTCCTTCGTTGATTCCACCATCAACCAGTGCCGCAGCAATCCGGCCATTTACGCAGCGTTGCAGCAGTGTAATCCGGCGCGGGCAGATATTTTGATTAGCATGGCGTTCAACCTGGGCGTAAAAGGTTTAGCGGGATTCCGAAACACTTTGGTTCTCATTTCAAACGGTAATTTCAATGCCGCCTCTGCAGAAATGCTAAATAGCCGATGGGCGTCGCAAGTTCCCAATCGAGCAAAGAGACATGCAGCTGTGATGCGCTCCGGTGATTACGACGTCTATAAGGGGCTGATATGAGCATCCTGATATTTATCTGCGTCGTGGTTGTCATCGTTGTTGCGGTGCTGCTCATCCGAAAATACACATCGGTCGAGTTTGTCAGCCATGCCCGGTTACTGTTTCGAGCGTGGTCGGTCTGGCTCAGTGGTATCGGTGCTGCGCTCGGTGTTTATCTGGCTTCGGCGCCTGATGCGATTATCACCGCCTGGAACATGCTTCCACCTGACCTCAAATCGATGCTGCCGGTAAACATCGCTCAGTACGTCAGTTATTTGCTGGTCGCGCTGGGTATCGTTGCTCAGTTCATCCGGCAGAAGCGCCTGGTTGAGAAGAAGCAGCAACTGGACAAGCAGCCATGAACACTCTCATCAACCTGTTTGCAGGCGGCTGGAATTACATTCTGGCCGGTCTGGCTGTTGTCGCTGCACTGGTGGCAACTTACTTCGGCGGCAAGAAGGTCGCAAAGACAGAAGAGAAGGCAAAGGCAGAAGTGGCTGATGCTATCAGGATGCAACATCAGGCAGAGGCAAAATCAGATGTGGAAGCTTACAACATCCAGTCAGCTAAAGAAGCTCAGCAGAGTAACGCTTCTCTCAGCGATGACGCTGCTCGTCGTAAGCTGCGCGAATCGAAATACCACACCGACGACTGAATACATTGTCACTGATTCCAGCTGCACGTTGTTTTCTCCAATCCGCACCCACGGCAAAGACGCTGACCTGATGGATATCAGGACGGTGAGGGCTATCAACGCCCATAACGAACTGTGGGATAAGGTGTGCGGAAATCAGTAGTCATTACAAGGCTCATTCCCGAGTGGGCCTGATAATGGCTAACAGGAGAGATCATGTTAATAACTCTCGATGCTCCTGTCATAGGAGAAAAATACGTGACCGGCCTGTGGGTGCCAGACTCCTACTCAATGGGGGACATATCCTCAGCGCCAGAAATTAAGGCGATAGACCTTCTCGCCACAACACTTGATAGTCGCGTGACATATTCCGGGCCTTCGCATTCATACATTGGCGCTGATGGGAAGCTAAAGCAGTCAGCGGTAAATGAGTGGCCGCTTGAATATAAAAATGGCGTGCCGGTTGGTCGGCATCAGCCCGAGCCGGAAGCCGTAAACCTGTTTGGCTCTGTCACGCTGGAGAATATGACCAGCTTGCCTGGTTCTGGCGGATTTACAGAATATCGTGAGTCAGGGTCTGGGGCTGTATTTCATCGGACTCAATTTCGGACGTCAGGCGCTCTGTCAGGAAATATTACTTACTCTCTAATGCTCATGCACAGGGGGCGAACTAATCTGGCGTTTCGTGCTGGCTTCTCAGGTAATACATTTCAAAACATCGGAATCAGCAACCGGCGGGTTGGTTATGTAGGAAGCGGATACATTTCTGCTTCAACAACAATCGTGTCGGATGAGACGTTTATATTCCGAGCTGCATTCCCGTACTTCGGAGCTAATAACGGGTTATTGACATCACCCACATCGGTGACGGATGACTCTGTGCCAGTAGTGATCGCTGATACAGCTGCAGGGTTCAGTGCTGCTTATCCACAAATAGAGGCAGGATTGCTGGCAACGTCGCCAATTATCTCTGCTGCAGGAGTGCAGGGTAAGAGGGCGGCATCTTCTGTGTCAGTGAAAAGAGATGGTAAAGCTTCATCAGTCACTGTCATTTTTAATACCGGGGAAAAGCTCACCATCCCGTTTAACAACGCTGAATCAGTAAGTGTCCCTGTGTCATCTCTGGATTGGGGAACACGATTTATGACGCGAATTCAATACGAGGCATAAACATGGCGACAGAGGATTTCCAACTATCGTCAGGCTGGATTCAGCTTACTGACGGCACTCAGCAAGCATCCATACAGGTTATAAGCGGGTCGATATACCTCCGCGATTCATCAAGCAAGCCTGAGGCTAATGCCAAGGGTCATTACCTGAAAACACTCAAATGGATTGGCGCAACTGCTCCTCAAAAAATCTGGGTAAGGCCAGCAGGTAACGCAGCACTGGTGATTGTTACGTTCACTTAATTTTATTTACCCACAAGCAATTAAGAGGAAAGAACGATGTCGCTTAAACGCAAAGAACTGCCTCGCTACAAGGGCAAAGAGAATCAGGTTCTCGCGCTGAAGATCAAAGAGGTTCGTCAGGCTGTAGATGGCACCGGTGTGATCGTACCGGAGGATGAATTCTACCCAGAGTTCGAAGTCTCCCACGAATACATGAGCATCAACCAGCCGAAAGAAGGTGGCTACTACGTTGAGTCCATCGACGGCCAGCCTTTCTATCTGGAAGCGAAAGATTTCTCTAAGCAGTATTCGCTGATGAAGTGATCATTACAGAGCGTCTTTAACCGGGCGCTCGCTAATGACAACAGGAGACCATCATGGCCGAATCAACCGCAACAGAACTGACGTCTCAGCAGCAACTTCGCCTCGACATTCTCCAGCTCGTACAGAACGACACGGCTGCAGCACAAGAGGCTATCGACTTCATTGCTGATGACCCACTGAAGCTTGAGTTGTTTAAGCGCCAGTACACACTGGCACAGGCTGAGCCTACAGCAGCATCACGAACCATCAAATCCATTCAGGGCGTGAAAGATGCTCTGCCACTATTTCAGTAAGAGAGAAGATTATGGCGACTGAGAATAAAGGCGGTCGCCCATCTGATTACACAGACGAGCTGGCTGAAATCATCTGCTTAAGACTAGCGGAGGGGGAATCGCTGCGCTCTGTTTGTCGTGATGATGGGATGCCCTCAAAGCAAGCGGTGCTGAGATGGCTGGCTCGCAACGAGAAGTTTCGTGCCCAATACGTGCGTGCGAAGGAAGAGGGAGCCGAGGCCATCGCAGAGGAGTTGTTCGATATTGCCGATGATGGCTCGAATGACTGGATGGAAAAGCTGGATAAAGACGGTGAGCCAATCGGCTGGCAGCTTAATGGCGAGCATGTGCAGCGCTCAAAGCTACGCATCGATACACGCAAGTGGTATCTGTCCAAAATCCTGCCGAAGAAGTATGGCGATCGCATCCAGCATGACCAGTCAATCACCATGACCAACCTTACTGACGAAGAGTTAGAACGTAAACTTCAGGAGTTGACCGATGCACAATCTCAGCCGGGAGCAGAAGATTGAGTTGGTGAAGCTCCTTGAGGAAAAGAAACGTCGCGCCAGCGTCTACAGATATAAGGGTTATTACGGTACCCGTTACCCATGGCAGAAGAAGTTTATCGCTAACACGCTCGAATACAGTCAGGTCGGCCTGATTGCAGCGAACCGTGTAGGCAAGACCGATACCGCAACCTATGTTGATGCCATTCACGCAATGGGTGACTACCCGGAAGAGTGGCAGGGGCACAGGTTTAGTTATGCGCCGCTTATCTGGTGCCTTGGTTACTCCGGTGAGAAATGCCGTGACCTTCTGCAAACGCCGATCCTCGGAAGAAAGACGGAGAATGGCTGGGAAGGTGGCCTTATCCCTGGTGAGCTTATTGTCGACACTGAGCCCATGACCGGCACACCAAATGCTGTTCGCACCGCTTACATCCGGCACAAGTCTGGTGACATGGCAAAGATTCAGTTCTGGTCATACTCGCAGGGTCAGCATGCTCTGATGGGTGACAGCGTCGACTGGTTTCACATTGATGAGGAACCCAAAGACCCCACGATTTACCCTCAGGTTCTGACCCGTACCGCTACCGGTGACAAAGGCCGTGGTGGGCGAGGCGTACTGACGTTTACACCGGAGAACGGAAGGACTGACCTTGTTATCCAGTTGATAGATGACCCGTCACCGGCCCAGTGCTGCATGAATGTAGGTTGGGACGACGCGCCGCACCTTAGCGAAAAGGTTAAATCTGACCTTCTTGCCTCATTCCCTCCGCATCAGCGAGACATGCGAACCAAAGGCATTCCGATGCTTGGTCATGGTCGGATATATGACTTTGGCGAAGAGTTCGTGACGTGTGATCCGTTTCCTATCCCGCCGCACTGGCTGGTTATCGATGGTATGGATTTCGGTTGGGACCACCCACAGGCGCATATCCAGCTGGCAATCGATGCTGATAACGAGGCGTTCTACGTTACCCGCGCATGGAAAGCGAGCCAGACCTCTCCGGCTGAAGCTTGGGGGGCTATCAGGACATGGGCTAACAAAGTCCCTACTGCATGGCCTCAGGACGGACTACAGACGGAGAAGGGGAGCGGGCTGCAGCAGAAAGCGTATTACCACGATGCTGGATTCCAGATGCTTAAAGATCCGGCGCAATGGCCGGATGGGTCTCGCTCGGTAGAGGCCGGTCTTTTCGAGCTTTACGACCTGATGAAGCATGGTAAGTTCAAGGTGTTTCGCGGCCTCCGTGACTGGTTTGAAGAGTTCAACTTCTATCACCGCGATGAGAAAGGTCGGTTAGTGAAGGTGCGCGATGACCTCCTAGATGCAACCCGATACGCCTACATGATGCGGCGATACGCAAAACGTTACGGCGAAATAGCAACACCCAAAGATAAAAAATTACCGGCGCCCATTCGCCCAATTTCCCGGAGTAGATAATGGCCGACAACGATGAAAAATTGCAGACCATTCTCAGGAAGTTCGACCGGGACTGGACCGCAAGTGATGAGGCACGAACGGAGGCGACTAACGATCTGTTCTTCAGTCGCGTTTCCCAGTGGGATGACTGGCTGAATCAGTACACCACGCTGCAGTATCGCGGCCAGTTCGATGTGGTGCGCCCGGTTGTGCGCAAGCTCGTTGCTGAGATGCGACAGAACCCTGTTGATGTGATGTTTAAGCCGAAAGACGGCGCCAGCCCTGACGCAGCTGACATCCTTATGGGGATGTACCGCACTGATATGCGCCACAACGGAGCCAAGATTGCGGTTAACGTGGCTGTGCGTGAGCAGATTGAGGCTGGCGTCGGTGCGTGGCGACTGGTTACGGACTATGAAGATCAGGACCCTACCAGTAACAACCAGGTGATTCGACGCGTACCCATCCATGAAGCTTGCTCCCATGTTGTTTGGGATGCCAACGCCAAGCAAATGGATAAGAGCGACGCGAAGCACTGCACGGTTATCAGCGCGATGAGCAAAGACGGATGGGAAGCGTTTGCCGAAGAGTATGGCCTTGACCCTGACGTCACTCCTGATTTCCAGTCGCCGTCCTCTAACTGGATATTCCCCTGGTCTACCAGTGAAGTGGTCTTCATTGCTGAGCATTACGAGGTCGAAGAAAAGAAAGAGACGGTTTATATCTATCAGGACCCGATGACTGGTGAGCCGGCCAGCTACTTTAAGCGTGACATCGCTGATGTTATCGATGAGCTGGCTGATAAAGGCATGCAGAAGATAGGCGAGCGCAAGGTTAAGCGTCGCCGCGTCTATAAGACGTTGCTGACACAGTCTGAAATCCTGAAGAACCGCGAGCTGATTGCTGGCGAGCATATCCCCATTGTTCCGGTATTTGGCGAGTGGTCGTTTGCCGGCGATAAAGAGGTGTATGAGGGTGTTGTCAGGCTGACCAAAGACGGCCAGCGACTGCGCAACATGATCATGAGCTTCAATGCCGACATCGTAGCGCGGACACCGAAGAAGAAACCTTTCTTCTACCCCGAGCAGATCGCCGGCTACGAGCATATGTACGACGGCACTGATGATTACCCGTACTACCTGATTAACCGCACTGACGAGAACCAGGGAGACCTGCCAACGCAGCCTCTGGGTTATTACGAAAACCCTGAAGTGCCTCAGGCTAACGCTTACATGCTTGAAGCTGCCACGGCTGCTGTGAAAGAGCTGGCAACTCTTGGCGTGGATGCTGAAGCTGCAGGCGGACAGGTGGCCTTCGATACGGTCAACCAGCTGAACATGCGAGCTGACCTTGAAACGTATGTCTTCATGGATAACCTGGCTACCGCGATGCGCCGAGACGGGGAAATCTACGCCTCCATCGTTAACGATATCTATGACGTTCCTCGCACAGTATCGATGACGCTTGAGGATGGCAGTGAGAAAGAGGTTCAGCTACTCACTCAGGTTGTAGACCTGCAGTCAGGCAGCACGGTAACACTGAACGATATTCGCGGGCGATATGAGACCTACACCGACGTCGGGCCTTCATATCAGTCTATGAAGAGCCAGAAC